ATAGAGAAGTCGATTAAGTAGTTCGGGTACAACTTAGTCCCTCATTGAAGGGATACTCAAGGAGCCCGGTAAGAGCAGATGTATTTCTGTTCTTACCGGGCTTTTTTTGTTTCGGGCCGCCTCCGTAAAGGGCGAAGGAGAAATCATGGACGAGAAAGTAAGTAGTGAGTTGTTTGACCAGGCAGTATCCAGCGAAACATCGGAAGAGACAAAACCTGAAACGGGTGTAGAACAATCGCCGCCACCGGGTGAACAGGCAGAGTCAGGGACCTCATTGGACGCCATAAAGGCCGAACTTGGCGAACTAAAGCGGGCAAATACCGGCCTTATTCATGCGTTGACTGACGAGAGAAGTAAACGGCAACGGCATGAAGGCAGGCTCCAAGGGATTCAAGATACTTTTGAGAAGGCGCTGGAGGCTCGGAAGGAACCGGAGGCCCCCCTCCCGGTTCCCGAAGAGCCTAAAATTCCAGAGCGTATGGCTGTGGAATTTGATGAAGACGACGGAACCCCCTTCATTAAGTCAGAGGACATCCTGAACCTGACGAAGGCTAACAAGGCTGAACCGAAGTTTGAAGAGTTAGGTCAGAAGGTGGATCAGATTTCTACCCATCTTGTGCAAGGCCAAGCTCTTAAACAACAGCAGAAGGCGATAAGCAACATCATTAACGCTGACCCTGCTTACCCACAGGCTATGCAGGCTTTACAGGGCCAATGGCAGCAGCTTAACACGATGTACGATCAGTACATCCATGCGAATGGTTTACCGGTCCCTAATTCCATTGAGGAAGCTATGGGCCAGATGGTTAGTTCTCCTGTCTCGCAGGAGTTCCAAAGGCGGTTCCCGGGTTCAGACATGGAACTGCTGGTGGAAACATTCACCACTCCGAGCAATGCCGTTATGCAGCGTAAGCTGAAAAGAGCCCTTTACAGTCTGAGCAGGTCTAACGGTGTAGGCCAACCAAGGCCCAAACGGTCAATAGACCAGGAAGGGCAGAAAAACTTAAACCGCTTGGCTGATAAGCCTACCGGCTTCGGTCAGGTAAGCAATCAGGCCAAGAGTGCAGATACCACTGTTGAGAGGGTGGCGGCTATGGACTTGGACGACTTTATGGATCTGTCAGACAAAGACATGGATGCGGTTCATTCTCTCCTTCAAGCAGAAGAATCATAATTTAAACGGAGGATTTAAACAATGGCAGTAACAGAGTTTGGTAATTCTTCGGCACAAAATGTAAATATTTGGTCGAAGACTACGATGAGGGAAGCCCTCAAAGGAACGTACTACTTCAAGAAATTCTTGGGGAAGGACGAATATTCAATCATTCAGCGCATCACGGATCTTGAAAAGACTGCGGGTGATACCATTAAGTATGACCTCCTGATGCAGATGACAGGTGCGGGAATCACAGGCGATAATAGGCTTCAGGGCAACGAAGAGGCTCTGACGTATTACCAGGATTCCATCGTAATTGACCAGTTGAGACACGCCCATGCCTTCCGTAGGATGAGCCAGCAGAGAACGCTGCATGACCTGCGTAAAGCTGCTTCCAAGAACCTCGGTATGTGGTGGAGCACCAAGTGGGAAACCTATATGTTCAGGTATCTCTGCGGTGACACAACCATTAACCACGGTCAGGCAGGAACTGCTCCTGATGATGCACATTACATCATGGCTGGCGATGTTAGCAGCACGGGTACGATTGCCACCGATGAGGGTAATCTGGGTGCGAATGACCAGATGAAGCTGGAAGACATCGACTACGCCAAGGAGAAGGCGATTACCGCTGATCCTCCGATGCGTCCGGTTAAGATCGAAGGTGATGAGTATTTCGTGATGGTTCTTCATCCGTACTCATGTACTGACCTGAAACTGAACCTGGGTGGGTCTACTGCTGCTAAGTGGCAGGAAATCCAGATGTATGCCAACAACCGTGGTCTCAAGAATCCCATCTTTACCGGGTCTCTTGGAGTCTATAACAAGGTAATCCTGTTTGAGTCTCACAAGATTTACAGTCCAGTAAGCAATGTGAGGCGTAACATTCTGTTGGGAGCCCAGGCTGCCACGTTTGCCCTCGGTAACGCTTATGACAAGATTGACCAGAGGAAGGTTGGTAAGGACAACTTCCTGTCCTGGTATGAGGACAAGGATGATTACGGCAACGAGAAGGGTGTTGCCGCCGGGTCCATTTTTGGCATGAAGAAGACGAAGTTTAATTCCAAGGACTTCGGTACGATGGTTATTTCTTCGTACTCGGCTGCTCACGCTTAATAATCTGCCCCCGCAAGGGGGTTAAACGGAGGTTAGTGAAATGGCTACAACTTATGTTTTTTATGACGGATCAATTACGGGGCAGATGATTCCCCCGAAACACACTCCCGAAGAGGATGAGATGTTTATTCTTCGGAATATTGTGGACTTCAGCAAGCAGACTCTTGAGGCCGGTGAAGGTGATATCGCACAGGTACTTTCCGTACCTGCCGGTACAACCGTGATTGCGTGTTGGCTCAGGATAATCACAGCGGAAACCACCAATGGAACGGTAGACCTTGGGTACGCTGGGAATAATACCTGGGGCGATGCCCTTGGCCTTGATGGCAGTGTAGGTGCTATCTTGGGCGCAACCCATGACTGGGTTCCGTACCATTTCGTTAGTGCCGACACCATTGATATTACAGCTACTACGGACACGGCTGACGTAGATATTGATGGCGGTAAAGTTGAGGTTACGGCGGTATGTCTGAAAGCCTTAGACACTTATTAACCCGTGATGCCGGGGGACCTAACCGTCTCCCGGTTTAATCAAATGGCACTTATTGAAACCCCATTAGCGGAACCTATAACAACTACCACCTGGCAGGCCATAAACTCCGATAGCACCACTGCTACCAAGTTTATCGCCAGAACCAGGAACGGCAAGGCGTTCAGGTTGGCAGACGACTCAAGCGGGAACACATACCTGACCATACAGGATGATGAGATATTTCAGGACACGATAACGTCAACGGCAGGGTTGTTGTTCTACGCCCAAGCGGTTGACACCAACGATACGTTGGAGGTGTGGCTGTCGTGACAGACTTTTACACTACTGGGATAACCAATAGCACAGGTAAGGTGAAGCTCGTTGATAGTGACGGCACTGTTTACGATCTTGATGTAAAGGAGTCCATAGGCGGCGGGTATAAGTTAGTGATGGATGACCCCCGTGGTTTAAGTTTATTGGAGCAAATATTAACTACCCTGAAGAAGATTGAGTACCACTTGTCTTTAGGGACTGACACAGACCTTAAAGACCAGGATGTATAGGAGATAATTATGCCAACTTTAAATGATCCAAACGGGAACCCGCAGGCTGTTAGGGACAATGGGTATGCTTTGACTTATGCTGCTACTATGCCTATGGAAGCTCACGCAGGGGATTGGGGAAATGCTTACACTATGGTAGTCGATGCTACTCCAGGTGGGACAGATGTAGACTTTGCGTACATGAAAAACAGCGATGATATGGAGTTGAGGATATACCATATAGACTGCTATTGCACCGGGGATGTTGAGATTGCCGTTAAGGTAGGGTGTACTGGGACTGCTACCTCGCCTTCAACCGTAACCCCTGTTAATGCGTTAGTTGGTTCAGGCGAAACTGCAACAGGTACGTTCCAGCAGAGGTCTGGAGATTTGGCAATGACAGGCGGTTCGGTGTTTGACACTATTTTCATTGACACTTCTAACAACCCCCATGAGGAAAAGCACTACTCTGGTGAGCTTGCGCTGGCGAAAAACCAGACGGTTTTATTCAATGCTGTAACCAACCCGTCTGCCGCCATAGAGATGACGATATTTTTCTATTATCACGAAAAGGTCGTGAAGCCGTAATGTGGAAGTTCTTTCAATCTGACAAGAATGGCACTCCTGCTGTGTTTGAGGATGGGATGCAGATAGTATCACAGTTCACCTGTCCCCCGCTCTTGCCGCAAAAGAATAAAGTTTTTGCTCAGAAGTTCACGACTAATGGCTTGGCTTTCGGGACTTCTGAAATGGGAGTGGATGGTTCGGGAACTTCTGTTGAATACTATATTGGTGCTGACATAGATAACGATAGATACATAACAAGGATTTCTTTTATTCTTGGGTATGGTAGTTCAGCCGAGGGTTTTGAGTTTGCTGATTCCGGGTCTGCGCTGGCAAATGGAATAAAGATATCTTATATCCGATCCGATGGCAGCGAAGTCACGATAATGAACCCGAAAGCTAATTATTCTTTCATGCGGGCATCCGGCAGTTCAATATCTATAACTGATTGGGAAGCCAGAGGTTTTGCAGCATCCGGTGACTATGGATATTTTGTGAATATACTTTTGTCTAACATAATGCCGCCCCTTGGGGTTAAACTTGACCGTGGAACAACAGAAAAAATGAGCATCTTGATTAGAGACGACTGTACTGACGCGGATCTATTTAATTGTAGTGCTTTTGGTTTTGAGAGGTTCGAGTAACTGAAGAGAGGTAAATATAAATCTTTAATTTGGAGGAACAGGTAACATGAAGAAAACACTTATAGGACTTTTAGCCTTTTTTATTATGTCTGGAATATCGTATGGGGCAACCAAGACCGCATGGATTGATGGCACCCTCAAAAACCCCATATCTCAGAAGGTCATTGAAATTAATGACTACATGAGGATCTACAAACACGAAGTCAATCTTGCATCTTCCACTCTTGATGCCGGGGATGCTGATGTTGGACAGGTTATCCTTCTCCCTAAGAACTGCATGGTCATGAAGGCATGGATCAGGGTTGTCACGGCTTGCCCTACCAACTCTACTGTAGACTTAGGGTACGGTTCTGATGTTGACTACTGGGGTAATGCGTTACCCTTAGACGCTACGGGGATCGTAGGTTCGGTGATTACCGCCTCAACCTCATGGAACCCTGGTTCTATTGGTGATGGCAATGAGGAAGCCAAGACTGTAACTGTTGATTCTGCCGCCAGCAATGATGTCGTTACTTTCGTCTTCAGTGATCCGCTCTTGGACCTGTCCTTGTCTGGTTACGTGAGTGATGTCAATACGGCCAATGCGATTCTTGGCAACTGGACAGGTGGTAGTGTTGATGTGGTTAGCGGGACTTTGACTGCTTATGTGGACAAGGCACCCCTTGCCAATGCGCCTGTATTGTTGACCACCTCAGACACCATTGACATCAAAGCAACCATTGACACCGCCGATGTCAACATAATCACCGGTGTAATAGAAGTTAACGTATTAGTCATGTCCACGGCTGCGAGTGGGTTCCCGCAGTAGGGAGGTCACAAATGGCTTTAGCATCTGCTGTTATAACGTCAGCCAGGTATGATCTAAGGGATACGGGAAGCACCGAATTTACTGATGCAGAACTCCTTGATTACCTCAACAGGGGTCAGGTACAGCTATATTCGGTGCTTCAATCCCTTCGTAGCGACTGGGTACATGCAACTGATACCTCTATCACGTTATCAGAGGACGGTAATTCCGTGTCCGTACCAAGCGACTTTTCAACGGTACGGTACATCTGGATAGATGACGATATATTGACCCAGAAGGACGTTGACTTCATCTATTACAGAAGGAAACACATATCCAGTGAAGCCCAGCCTGTAAATTTCGCTATTGAGGCCCAGACATTCATCTTTGATTACACGGCAGACGCTGACTATGATCTTACTGTCTATTATAATAAGGATAGTACGGCCTTAGAATTAACGGACAATATGCCATTCAACTCAAAGTTCGACCAACCATTAAGACAAATCATCGTACTTCAGGCAAAGTCCCGTAACGAGTATGACGTTATGGGGGATGCGTCCCTTTATGACTATCTGATGGATGCAGCCCTTGCCAAAGTTATCAGCAGGAACCGTCAACCCAAAGGCTATAGGATAGACTTCTGATGTCCACAACGAGATGGCCAGCCGCTGCAAGACAACCACGCAACAAACGGCCTGAGAATATAGTATCATTTAATGGGTTTTCACACGGGTTGAACACCCAGGTTCCTGCATTTCAGATACTTCAGACAGAGATGTCTCAATGTGTCAACTTTAAGCTCAATAAGGGTGGTCAGTTAGAGTCAAGGCGTCCTATTGTGGCGTACACTACGGCTGCCACTACATCTAATGCGAGCGTAAAGTTCTTTACCAAAGTCCCCATAGGGATATCGGACAGGGAACTGTTAGTTGACTCAAGCTACGTCCTGTACTACCTGAACAGCAGCACTGCCCCCGTCAGCATAGCCACCCTTGAGGGTGATGCCACCATTGTTGCATATAACGGGGCAGGGGTAATACTGGACGGTAGTTACATCAAATTCTACGAAGACTGTAACATAACGGCAGCTACCAAAGCCAACCCATGCGTTATTACCTGCACAGGCCATCCGTTTACAAACGGGCAGCAGGTGAAGATAACCGGGGCGGGGGGTATGACCCAGCTTAACGGGAACACCTACACGGTAGCAGGAGAAACAACAAACACCTTCCAACTGAGCGGAACAGACAGTTCAGCTTACACCACCTATACTTCTGGGGGTGTTGCGTCCTCATTGGCCCTGGCTTATGACGATGGGACCGGAACGACCGGATACCAGTTCGATAATAGGGCAGGCAGCAACGATACTTCTTTGGCACTGGGGAACGGAACCAATACACGAATAGCCTATAAGTTCACATCACAAACTTTAGACACAGGTTATCTTATCCCTCCAACTAAGATTTCCGTTAAGTTATCAAGGATTGGTAATGGGTATACTGGTACTGACGATACTGCCGTGACTGTTAAGATCAGGGCGGTATCAGGAGATACGGCACTCATTACCAAGACCTTGGTGGCGACTGCCGCCGGGGTATCGGCTACGGCAGTTGAGTACAGCATAGCACTCACATCTGATGATATAACGACCCACATGGGCTCTGCTACGGCCTACTACGCTACGGTAGAGTACGACAATGGAGATACTTCAAACTACATTAAGGTCCACTGCACGACTGTATCAAGCGGTGGTGTGGGGTACTACTACGATGGAAGCTACAACGCAGACACGACTAAGAACCCAATCATGTCCCTCAAGCCTGGGAGACCTCCTAAAGGTGCTTTCGGAACGGTACATGAGAAGAGAATATTTGTTGCTGGAGACCCAGACAACCCTGGTTATGTATGGTTTGGGAACCTTACTTACTTAGACTGGTCTACTACCAATGGCGGGGGTTACATAGGGGCAGTTGATGATAATAGAAACAACTACGCTATAGGGGCCATTAACGGTCTCTACAATCAGCTATATGTCATAGGAAAAGAAACACAACCATACCTTTGTATTCTGTCGGGATCGTCTCCTTCGGACTACGTTCTCTCCCCGGCGTTCCAAGAGGTATGGACTACACACAAGACAGCAATGGACGCCACGAACGATCTGTGGATAGCAGGTGGTAAGGGTGTCAACTCTATAAAAGGTGTTCAGCAGTATGGGGATATCAGGACGTTTGCAGAGTCAGATCCCGTCTATGACAGGATACAGGACTACTGGGCAACGTCCACAGCAATTTCAGGATACTACGCCCGAGACGGTCAATACTGGTTATATATGCCTTCATACCATCGTATCCTTGTATGCTCAACTAAAGGGGGCGTTCCTGACCCGATGGTGTCAGACATGGCGATAAGATACCCTTGGGTGGAGTACGAGTTGTATAAAGACAGGCTTCGATCCAGTACATATAAATGGACTGCTTCAGCCAATGGTACAAGCGAATACTATTGCCAGACCGCAGCGGGGGGAGATCCTTCAATAGACACACAGCCTGACTTCCTTACAATGGACAACGCCCTTCTCACTGAAGGAACAGCAGGGAGTTTGTCAAATCACGAATGGGACTATGGCGATAATGACACCTTGGGTTATGA